GAAGAGTAGTGTCTGCCAGCAGACTCAGCAAGTGCTCTCTTCATATCGGTAAAAAACGTTCTTGTTCCTCTAACTTGCTGTAGTTGTTCAAATAAGCTTCTTGCCATATTTTAAGCTCCTTCCACAGAATTTAAATTATTCTATACCTCTAATTCTATCCACAATAAAATGAAAAACATTAGAAAACCTGTGAAGTATTAAACCAATAAATATCCAATCCAAATAAGGACTAACAACATGAACGTCCCTAAATAAAAATAAAGCTGCAAATAGACCTATCCATACTGATGTACAATATCCGCAATCCAGTAATCTATGCAGCCAATGGTAAAACTTATTCTTGTGGCCCATCTTAAATACAAACGCTCTAATAGGTTCAGTTATTTCCGACTTGGTTATGATCTCAGTCAGTGCTTCAATGAACACAACCACAAAAACCACTTTATAAATCATCTCTGCGCCCATCCTAATAGTTTAATGTGCTCTGAGATATTGTTATACAGAGCACATTAACCGTTGCCTTCATTTTACAAACTACGATCAATAACACCCAATCCGAGCATTCTACTATCCAGACAAGCGAAGCCTAGTTCGGCCCATCCAAAGAAACCTTGTTTCTGGACACGTAGTAATGTTGGATCTTCATGAGCTTCGTATTCTTTCCTAATAGGCATGACTAGAGAGTCATTTGTGGAAAGATCAAAACCCATAATCTGAGTTTCGCCCAAAGTGGCGACTGTACCATCGGCATTACATACATTTGGACTGTCTAATGTATAAGCATTGTAGCTTTCACCAGAATCAGCGATAAATTTACCATACTGGGAATTATGTCCATTAATGTTGTAAAGACCAACGGCGCCAAGATGCTGTACTTCATGGAGTTGTACGTTCCAAATAGAACCCATACCAGAGGCCTGGAAAATCTCACGTCTGGTTACAGGATCAATATCTGTATCCGTCCATTCACGAATATCAGCAGCGTCTTCAGGGGCGATATAAATATCAGTTAGTTGACGGCCAATTCTCTTAAAACCAACCATCATTTTATTGATAAGCTCTTTAGATAGGTAACCAGCACCTGTAGAAGCATTGCTGATTTCATAAATAGGAGCTGGGCGAGAACCAAGAAGGCCCTTGCCTGAAAAAGCAGAAGTAGCAGCAGGCATAATTACGCGCCAACCACACTCTTCCTCGTAATTAGCTAGGTCTTTAGCGACTCTAGCAGCAGCTCTTGAAGCAATATCAATACGTGAATCTCTTGCATAAGTCAATTTCCAATCAGCGGAGGCATCGATTGCAAAAGTAGGTACGTATACCTCTTCTCCGATACCCTCGATGAAGTTCTGTGCTACATAACCCAATCCAGGAAGAACCCAGACTGGAATCTCGAAATCTTCGGCTACTGGATAAACAGCTTGGGCACCAGGTCCCAAACGCTCCACAGCAAAAAGCTGTCTCATAATAGATTCCAGTTCAACTTTCTGTAGAATTGGAGTTGTAATGGCAGCAGCAAATGCTCTATAGGCAGCCATACCTTCTTCTGTATTAATGTCGGCAGTTGCCTTAAAAAGTTCCATCATTTCCTGTCTTTCCATAATAAAAACTCCTCCTTGAATATTTTAGGATGCGCTAAAATGCGCATTAATCCTAGTTCTTTAAAAAATTACACCATCAGTTTTACTCTGATGGGATACAATGTTACATTATTAATGTTGGCTGTTGCTTTTGCAGCACTGACGCCCTTAACAACACGAGCAACCACAGTGCCTACATTAGGCAAACGTTTTCCATCATAGGTGTCACCAGATGCGCCACTATTACTTGTGGTTAGCCTGGCGCCACAATTAGCACCAACATACATCAAAGCACCTGGAGTAATTGGGCTTGCAATTACTGCATCGGTACCGGCGGTGCCAGTAAACTCAGCAGTATAATGAACTGTGTCCCAAATCCCCAAATGAGCAACACCAACGGGAGCCTCGGCGGTACCTGTAATGTTACCTGCGCCATCATAAGTTGGGGCAGCAATAACATCGCTGGAACCGAGATCACCAGGCATAAAGAACATCGTAGGATGAACCTGATGATAGTCAGTCTTCACTTTCTGCATTGATAGGCCGAAAGGAATCCTTTCACTGGCATCAGTAGGCTCTGTACTTTGTTTATCATAACGATATACAATGGCCTCTTGATTACTGGCGCTCTGAGATAGATAAAGTACGGCACCAGCATAACAAACTACTCCGCCTACTCCTGCAGATCCGGTTCCCGTCTGCGCACCATAACTACAAAATTGGTTTTCAACAACAGGATGTCTAGGTACAAACATATCCTCTTTCCTCCTTAATTACTATTAAATAAATTATCTAGATTTTTTCATTTCTTCCGCCAAGGCTTTTCCTAATTCAGCGTATTTCGCAACCATATCCTTGGAAGGATGATTCTCAAAATTCAAAGCGGCTGATACTGCCTTTGTTTTATCAACATTAGCAGGCGGTGTTTCATCGTCTCCAGCAGCTGCAGCGGCTTCGGCCTCAGCCTTTGCCTTCTCTTCAGCAGCTATCTCTTCCTCTGTTTTTGTATCATCACCAGCATTCTCTTCCTCTTTGTTTTTCTCTAGTTCAGCTAGAACAGCTTCACGGATAGATACTAACTCATCCTTGTATGAAGCAAACTCTTCATCAGACATTTCTCTAATCTTAGCTGTCTGTGCTTCGGCATCGGCAGCCTTCACGCCTGATTTTTCAATTTCAGACATTCTAATTTCTGCCAAACGATCTTTCTTAATTGTTTCCAAGGAAGCCTCAGTTTCTTCCAACTTTGCCTTCAGATCCTCGGTCTCTTTGCGTGCTGCCTCAAGCTCGCTTTCGAGAGTTAGGTTCTGTTCTTCAATCTCTTTGGCCTTCTCTTCACTGCTTGATAGTTCATCATTTCTGGTTTCAAGCGTAGTAGTTAGTTCAGCAATAGTATCTGCTGCTTCACGAAGAGCTTCCTCAGTCTGAGCAACTTTATCAGACTCTTCTTTTTCAGAGAAGATTTTCGCTACCACAGACTTGATATCCTCATAAAGTTTTTCGTCCATCAAAAATACCTCCTATGTAATTTAATACCAACCTGACATATAAGTTTCATTTATTTATTTAGTTCTATAACCCTTTTCCTTAACCTACATATTTAAATGTTATTTACTGCCATTGGCTTGGGAATGGTTTACCCATCCCACTACAATACAAACCATCAATTTCAGGATCAGATGAAGCCAGCATCCATTTAATATCTACCTCTACACTATTAGTTCCTGTAGATTTAACTGTAATAATGTTAGCAGTACTGTCTTTTTCAACATATACATACCCATCCGGGGTACCACTAGTTACAGTTAGTACGACATTACAGTTGCTCGCCAATTCTAACCCGTGAAACTTGATACCGCTGGCTACAACAGTATCGGCTCCGCCGCTAATCAAATGAGTAGAACCCCACATAAAAGGATATGCGTGGTTATTACCCATGTTTTTAAATACCATACGGGTATTGTCATCGGCGGAAATCTTGGTAAGTTTAGGCACGCTACGTAGTGTGCCTGTCTGACCGACGTTCAGTTGTGGCATAGTCTATACCTCCTTCAATTAAAAATCCCTGTTTTTGGCGTTAGCAATGGTTTTTTCCAAAGTTGTCAAAAGACTCTTCCGCTTTGCCTCTACACTTGAAGTTTCTATTAAATTCTTCAAGCAAGCGGATGCCGCCTTTTTAACCTTGTGTATAAGACAATTGGGGTCAGTAGCGTCATGACCAAAAGAGGTACATGACGTTTCGTATCTACTACACCAATCCTCGTGTATAATTTCGGAATTTGCTTTATCCGATTTTGGATTATACACATATCTTTGGTAGTTAACACATATGCCAACAGTATCATCGTGCTCTAATTCTGATTTCTCAACCTCTTCTTTTTTCTCATCTTTAGGGACAATTGTATCATCGGACTCAGATTTTTCTTTTTCGCCCGTTTCTACTTTAGAAGAGGTTACATTATTATCCTTTTCTATGGTATCGAAATCCAACACTATTTCTACCTCAGTTTCATCCTCTTTATCTTTGTGTTTTGCGGTTTCTAGGATAACTGATGGTGGATTAGCAGGATTCTCTACAACTCCGCATCCTGAAAATGTTATGCCACGTAACACTCTTGTGACAGCTCCCTTTGCTATTTCTTTTCCTTCCTTAAGTACTTTAGCCACCTTACCAAGCACGCTGTCATCAGATGCTAATCCCAGTGATTCTGCCTCATTCTTTGACATCACCAGATCTCCAACCTTAACATCGTAACTCTGATAATAAGCTTCCATACTTACTTTCCATTTGCCTTCGGCAACTTCTTTGGCCACGTCCGGAAATCTATTCTTGTAAATAATACCAGCAATGGCTATATGAATTTCTTTGTTGTCGAGACTAGCCGTCTCCATGGAAGCAAGTTCCTCCAAATCAAGAGGATTACCTTTCTTGTCCATAAAAGCTCTTTCATAAATATGTCCGATAATTTCCTCTTCTTTGTGTTCGACATCTAAAGCTTTATTTACTATAGTTCCTTCCGCGCGCACGAGCTCGGAAGGCGTGAAATAAGCGTGATTTAAATTCTCTCCAGAAGATACAAAAATAGCAGAAAAATACATAAGATCCATCTGCTTTTCATTATCTTTTGGTAACGTTATAACTGACGACGCTGCTTCCCATAAAGCTTTAGTTGTCTCCTCAACTTTGATATCGGCTTCTAAATATATCGATTCCACGTTGTGCCTCCTATATACTATTCTTAAATCCAAACCTTACTTTAGACACTCTATCCAAAAATACAGCATATTCTTCATCATTCAAAACTTCACGAGCGCCGTCTAAAAAACTAGCATATTCAGTGGCTGACATACTAGGTATGCTTTCTATCACCTCTAAAGATGCTGCTTTCTTTTTTAAATCTTGCTTCTTTTGACTTGGTTTTTGGTTTCTCTGTGTAGCCGGATTTGTATTTTTTGTTTTTGTATTTGTTTGTCCTTTAGGCCTGCCTTGTGAAGGGGAACCTACAGGTGCTCCCTGCATAGGTTGTGCTTTAGCT